CGTCTTCTAGCAATGTATCTTACATTACCAGCAGATGCTTGTGTGAAAGGATCTCTCATAATTGATAAAGAAACTCTATCAACAATCATATATCCTCTTCTGTAATCACCGAAAAGAACTGGTTTAGTTCCATCAGCAATATCAGCTAAGTCAGATGCTTCAACAATTGGATGTCCAAGTAAACTTGAACCTACACCCATTTGGTAAAGTCCTGGTTGGAATAAGTATTGGCCACTTGAATCTTTCAATTTTCTAATTGTTGAAAGAGTTGATCTATTAAACATCCAAGTTGCATTTCTCATGTACTCAGATTTAATATTGTGTGCCGCACCAATCAAGTCATCTGCTGCAAGAGCATCATTAGCCGCTGTAGTTATATTATTACCTGCATTATTAATTAAACCTTGAGGTTTTCCAACAGAGTTACCTGAAATAAATGCGTTTCCTTCAGCTTTTGCAAATTGCTCTACAAACTCTGCATTCATTTCTGCTTCTAAATTGAAAACTGAATCTTCAAGTTCTTGTTCAGAAATATCTACTAAAGCATATAACTCGTGAGCTGGAATTTCTTCCAAACCAACAGCATATCCTGCAGTTTCTGATCTTGTACCTTGTTCAGCTACCCACTCGGCAGAGAATGTACCAGTTCTTTTTGGAACTTGAATACTTCTTTGTCCAGTTGATCTAACTCTAGCTACTGATCTTACTGGGCTAAATTCAATAATACCTTTGATTATTTCTCTCACATATTCAGGTGGAGCTAAATAACCAGCAGTGTTATCATTAGACACAGTTAAAACTTTAACTTCATCAGGTGATAAGTTTTCTTTACCTTTTCTCATCCATTTATCAAATACTTGTCTTTGTTTTGATTCAACTGGTGAACCTTTTCCAAAGTCTGGTCTTGATACAATAGTCTCTAATCTTGCCATTGCTTCTTGATTTGCTTTTTGAGATTCAGATGCTACTTTCATATTCTTTTCCATATCAGCAACTCTATCTAAATCTTTTTCAATTTTTGATAGTTTTTCTTCTGTGATAGGATCAGAGCTTCCTTTAGCTTCAATCTGTTTTAATCTTTCATCGTTAGTTTCTTTGAAAGACTCAAAAGTTTTACCAAGAGTTTCAACTGCAGATTTTACTTCATTATTATCCATAATTGTTTCCTTTTAGTTTTATTGTTTAAGTATGTCAGCTACTTTATTAATTAAAGTTGCTAACTGTTTATTGTCATCACCAGCATCTCGCTGTGATAAAGATTCAGATAATGCTTTTGCACCAATCTTCGCCTCTGTCCGAGAAAGACTTCCTACCTCTCGTAAGATTTTCTCCCACTCTCGAATACTTTTTTGACTTGCTTTAACATTCTCAATTAAAGCTCGTTCATTCATTGGAAATGTAACTAAACTTATTTCCATTAGATCAACTTCTTTAAGAGTTCTTGTTCCTCTCTTATTTTCGTTGTATCCTTGTTTATCAGGGTCTGCTCTAAATCCTATAGACATTCCATCTAAAGCACCCATCTTTAATAATTCATATGCTTCTCTACCTTTTTGAGTACCCATAGCCAGTTGTCCTTTAACAAATAATCCTTTTGAATCTTCGTACATTTCTGTAAAGACTCCGATAGGTTCATCTGTTTTATGTTGGTATAACATTTTAACTTTTGAAGCTGGTCTTTGTTCTAAAGATTTTGTAAATGCACCTTTTTGCATAATGTCAGAACCTTGATCTTCATTACCAAATATAGAACCATAACCTGTAAATGTACCTTTATCATCATTAGCTTTTACTTCTGAATGAAAAGTTAATTTTTTAATTTCTGTATCGCATTGACAAATACCATCATCTTGACAAACACAAACACTTTTCTTTTTGGGTTTCTTGTGATATTTATCTTCTTCTTCTTCATCACCATATCCTTTACTAATTGCTTCTTCATAAGCATCATGTGTTTTACATGGCATAAATATTGTTTTTCCATTTTTATCCATAGAGTGTGTACCCACACAACCTATTTCTTTTGCTTTATCTAAAGCATCTTCTTCATTACTAAACATATCTTGAGCTCTTGCTTCTTTTTCCATTTCATCTTTTGGTTTTTTTTCTTTTGATGAAATAACATCTGTAAGTTTTTTAATAGCATCACCCATTGTTTTCATGTCATCCATTGTGTATTTCTCCTTTTTATCATTTTCATATTGTGTGCTACAGACTGCTAATCTTTGAGTAGCTTTTGGATATTCAGAAGTAGTCTTATCATCTGACATACATCTACTCATAAAATCCTCTCTTGTTTCTTTATCATTCGGTTTTACTAATGGCATTATTTTCTAAACCTACTAATAATATGTTGATCTATTTTTTGCCATAATTGGTCTAACAAGTTATTAATTCCGATATACTTTTGAATTGCTATACCTGATGCTAAACCTAAAAAAAAAATTATAATTATTTCCATAATACTACCTCTACAAGAAATCTGGCGTTGTGTAAATAGATACGCAACGACAATTTATCGTTTCTCCTGGAGACCCTGCTGGATCACCTGGATATTTTAATCTATCACCACCTACAATAAAAGGTTCTTCTAAACCTACTTGTTGCCCTGTTGCCGCTATATGAGTAGCTCTTGTTCTACCATCAGCTACTGCAACCCATTCTTTTTTAGTACCAGCTATACCCATGTTTTCAGCGACCATTTCATTGGCAAAACTAGCAGTTCTATGTACTTCTGTTCTAGCAATTAAATTAGCACGAAGTATACCCATTCCTACTATAGCATTTCTTAACTCATTACCAGTAGAATTTATACCCTCACCATTACCTAGACTATTATTAATAACATTCTGTATTTTTAATTTTGTACTATCATTTATACCTACAACTAAAGTTGCAACATTATCATTGATATATCTTTCTAATTCTAATTCAAAATCACTATCAAAATCTTTAACATTTTGTTCCCTGTTTAACATGTTATTTTTAAAAGCATTTGCAACAACTCTATATTGTATTTTAAATATATTTATTAACTCATTAAAAGAATTGTTTTGTCTTATTTCTAACATTATTGTAGAACCGAAGCTAAAATCTTCAGCTAATCCATTACCTAATTTATTAAAGTAATTTTTTAATCTACCTGTAAACTGTTTGATATAGGGTTCTCTTAATCTATTTTGTCTGACCCACTCTCTTCTTTTTACATTCTTAAATATTTTAAGTTGTCTTTCGTTATAAATCATTAATGTAAAGTTGTGTTAATAGGTTTGATTATTTCAGTAACATCTAAATTTTGAGTAACATAAATATATGATGCTATATTTACAGCTTCCATTTCATTTATGACTGGACCAACTCTTATTACTACTTCGTGATTATTATCATCATCTTTTTCTATAAAAAGTCTTGATGTTAATTGTTTTAATTTTGACACTTTGCACTCCTATGTTGCAAGTGGATGTCCACTTGGCAGTAAGTCTAAGTCAAATTTACCACCTCTAAATCTCCCTGATCTAACAGCATATAAAAAAGCATTTACTCTAGCATATGCCCATTGTTCTTCACTTGTTACACTTGGTCTTACACTTCCAGGATTAGTTCTGTAAGCACCTATACCTCTTTTAAATACAGCAGTAAGCATTCTTAAAGTAACTCTTTTACCAGCTTTATCTCCATGCTTTTCATTGTGCTTATCTACTTTGTTTTGTAATCCTTTTTTAACTGCGGCTGTAACCTGTTTTTCTTCTATTACACCTTCTTCTAAAAACTTTCCTCTTTCTCTATCTAGTTGTGCTGATTTTTTCTTTGCCCAACTTTGACCAGCATCACCACCCCATAATGACCATGCTATTCTACCATTGGATGGATAACCTTTTTCACCAGGTCTAAAACCCTCTGCTCTTTTATCTACTTCATGTCTAGCAAAGAAACTGTTCATTCTTCTAACTGTTCTTGGTGATAGTTTTTCTTTAGCAACTATTTGACTTGCTCTTGTAGCACCTATTCTTGTACCACCTCTATTAAATTCTTTTCTCCACTCTATACCTCTTTTAGCTTCTGTAACCATACCATCAGTTGGTACTGTATCAATGTCGCTTTCTGCTTTAATGACTTCATCTAATTCTTCATCAGCACTTTGCATATCATTGTCTAATTGTACTTCTTCTTGTTCTTCTTGTTGTGTTCTTTCTTCTTGTTCTTCTTCTGTCATTGGATTGGTATCAGGTTCATCTTTTGGTTCTTCTTCATCACCTGCTATATTTAAAGGCATTAAGTTTGCTGGTACAAGTAAACTATCTGCACCCTCTAATGGTTCATAACCCATCTGTTCTCTAGCTTCATTTCTTGTAAGAATACCATTTTGTACTCCTTGTGTAACAGATTCAAATACTCGCTTTCTTTGTTCTGCCATAGCTGGAATAGAATCTATATTATATCTTAATTCTAAATCTTCACCAAATTGAGGTGATAACCACTCGTTTAAATCTGATTGTACTCTGTCTAATAAGGGAATAATTGTTTCATTGTATAGTGCAAGTTTAGCTTCTGCAAAATTAGAATAAGTTTGTGAGTCTGGTATTCCAATTATTTGACTTGGTACACCATAAACTAATGCAATATCTTTTGCTGACATGTGTTTTAAACTAGCAAAGTCCATATCTTTTGGAGATAGTCCCATTTCTTTCCAATCAAAATCACCCTCTAGTAACATTGGTTTCCCTGCATTACCTGTACCACCAAATCTTTGATTGATGTCATTTACTAATTGACTTCTTTGTACATCACTTAATTGCACTTGTGCGCCTGTTTCGTCTTTAGGTTTAAATACAACAGCACCACTTGGTCTTGCACCATTTTGTAATAAATTTACATTATGTTTATTTGCAAGGTTATGTTGGTCTATATCAATACTTGCAGATGTGATTGGTGACATTCCATAGAAATCATCTAATGGATTAAATAGTTTTATATGTTTAATTTTTGAGTTACCTGTTGCTTGATCTACCTGATAACTTTCTACAGTTTGACCACCTATAATATAATCATAAGCAGTAGGCATAGCTCTTGAACCTGTTTGTATTTTAATTCTGTCTGGTCTTAAATTATATAATTCTGTAGGAGGTGTTCTATCACCACCAACTGAAAGAATATAACTGTTCCCTGAAATTTGTAAGTAAGCATATAGTGCTTGAAAAAATTCTACACTAGAACACATTGGACTTGGATTATAAAGTAAATCTAGTAATGGGTGATTATCTAATTCTTGATCGCCTCTAAATAAATTTATTTGTACTCTACTTGCACTATTTGCAATTTCATTAATACATCTGTATACTATTGCGTTTTGTTGATAGCCTTCTTCAGCTAATTGATCGTATCTAGCTTTATAAGTTACATCTGTTCCTAAACTATTATAATAAACAACAGGAGCTTCTTTTTTTCCTGATTGTTTTTTATCTGTAGTATTAAAAATATTTTTTATATTATCTAATATTGTTGCCATCTATGATACTCTCCATAATGCTTTTTTTGTTGTTTGCAAGTTATCATATAATGTAGATAAAACATCAACTTGGTCATCGTGTACATCATTCAATCCTGTAAAACTCATAATCTCCTGTAAGAATGCGTTAGTAAAATTTTTATTCTTTGGAATTAATACTCTACCATCATTCCAGGCAGATGCAACAGGTTGTGCTCTTACAAACTTATCATTTCTAGCAGGTCGTGAAATAATATTCAAGTTATGTTCTTTAATCATAAAATCAACAACACCTTTTTCTGTACCTCCAATATAAGCATATATAGGTGTTTCATAAGTTTCTTGATATTGTTTACATATACTGGCAAAATGTGTGGCTTCTACTTGTCCTCTCCAAACATCTAATATGTAAATTTTACCATCATAATATTTGGCAACACCAGCAACAGAAAAATCTGAATAAGTTTTTGTAGAGTATGCAAAATCTACTGCAATAATTGTTTTACCTCCATCTGGTACTTTTTCATAGAATACTGGGTCTTTGAATACCTTGCCTCCTTTTATAAAAGGTTTTTGTTGATACATAGCTGACCACCAAAATTCACCAACTGCTCTTTTTCTTTCTTCTAGTATGTTTTTAGAATACCTGGACTCCCATAACGCTTCACCTATTTCTCTACCCAAAGGGTCCTGTGGTTCTGCAATAGCTGGTAGATTTACCACTTCCCACTTATCACCATCTATTTCAGCTTGTTTTAATAATCTTCCAGCAAGATCATCTACATGCCATCTAGTCATAATAATTATAATTGAAGATTCAGGAGATAATCTGGTTGTTGCTACTGACTGAAACCAATCCAATGTTTTATCACGATATACTGTACTCATAGCTTGTTCGTTATTTTTTACAGGGTCATCAATAATAAAAACATTTGCACCTCTACCTGTGATACCCCCACCAACACCAACACAATACATTCCACCACCTTGTTCTGTTTCCCAGTTACCTTGAACATTTATATCTGGGTTTCTTTTTACCCCATACATTTTAGGCACATATTCATCAAATACTTCTTTTGCTTTCCTACCCCATGATGTAGCGAATGATGTTTCATATGATGCTAATATTAATTTATTTCTTGGATGTGTTGCTAAATACCATGCAGGAAAATATTTAGATGTAAATTCAGACTTACCATGTTGAGGTGGCATATTAATCATTAATCTTTTAATTTTACCACTTGCAACCTGCAATAATTTTGTGTTTAGATATTGCAAATGCTTTGGAAACTGCCAAGTAAAATTACTTGAAATCATAGCAAAACCTCCAGGTTGACTAGTCGCTATCTTTAACTTTTGATAGTAATCTAGTTGCAAGGTCGGCTGATTCTTGGTCTTGTCCGATTCTTTTGATAAATTCATCTTCTATATTTATTTGTTGATTTGTGTTCTCTCTTGTTATTTGTCCTTTAGCAACTCTTTCTACTTCTGTCAGCATTTTAAAAGGATGTGCTATCTTTGAAACTATAGCAACTAATTCTACATCTGATAAGTTTGCAAAGTCTAATTCTTTTTTTTCTTTTAATCTTTTTAATAATTCTTGTGCTGGAGTTATTAGAGAATATGTCATTTGTAAGGCATGACTTCCTTGTCTTTTACCCATTTCCTCCATTTCAGTTTTCATAGAGTTATATCTTATCTGTGCTTGTTGTTGATCAAACTTACTAACTCTTGATACCCAACCATATTTAGATGAAATCTTTTCTATTTCTCTTGTTGTTAATTGGACTTCTTCAGCTACTTTCTTGAGTGTTCGTTTATATCCCATGTTTTGATACACTAGATAAAACTCGTAATGTTTATTGGATTCTTCTGTTTCTTTTTCTATCATAGAAATTATTAAAAGCTATTAACCGAACTCTTACCGAACTTCTACATTATGATATTAAATAAATCAAATAATATCTAGACAATCAATAGTTGTGCTGTTCAAATGTTTTATCTTCAGCTCTACTATGATCATTATCTTTCATACATTGGTAGTGTGCATAAACATGTGTGATAGGTTCTAATGTTTTTACAAGTGCAACAAATGAATGATCTGAATAAATTTCTTTTTCGCAATATATACACTTGGAAATATATCTACTTAAATCATCTAATTTCGTTTTTTTTGCTCTACTTCTCATGTTTACCTTATGTTCCTCCTGGAACTCCTGTCTTTCCTATCTTATTTATCTAATAATAATTAATAGAAACTATTGACAATTATTACCAATAATGATAAGATTAAGAATAACAAAAAGGAGATTAAATGACAATAATTATTTTACTAGCTTTAGCAACACCGACTTGGTTTATCATGTTGGGTCTAGCAGAGTGTGATGTTTTAAGAAAAGGTAAGCTGACTAAATATACTGGAATTAATTTAATGAGAGGCGTTGAGGAGTACAGAGTGGAGGACTACTATGGGTAAATTTAAAGTTAGAGTTTCTCTACCTAGAGGCGAATTTAATCAAGATAAGTGCAGTATCTTATTACATGCTACTCAATTTTATGCAAAAAAGATATTGGGTACTAGATTAGCAAATCTTATCAATGTGAAAGTTGATGTTAGAAAAACTACTTTAGA